CGAGTCAAAGCCAATCTGACATTTTCAAAGCACAAACAAGGCAAAGATTTTTATTTACACTAACTGGTGGTGATATTGGTGGTAGTAAAAACAACCAATTAACAATTGATATGCCACAAACAAATTATAGTACATTTACATTCCCAATAGGTGGTGCAGGTAGAATTGTAGCATCTTATGAAGGTAATGGTGAATATGATACAAGTTCTAGCTATTCTGTAAGATTTACATTACAAAATACACAAGCTAGTTATTAGGAGAAGCACATGAAGCTCGACATTGCAGAGAAATCTGTAGATATAGTACAGGCAAAAGCCAAGCACATTTTATTGATAGAGGAAAAATTAGGTAAACCAATTACAAAAATTGGTACAGAGCCATCTTTTTCCGATATGTTTTCAATATTTAGTGTAGCTGTATTGGCAAGCGATTCTACAATTACAGAAGAATGGCTACAAGATAATGTTGGTTTTGACTTAATGCCACAGATGGCAGAGGTCGTTCAAGCTTTTTTGGAAGTACCACAAAGCTAGATAAAAACTTTTATCAGATAGTTGATTTATTTGGCCGTGAATATGGATGGACCATTGACACTACAGAAAATTTAACTGCTTTGCAAATACAACATTTAATATACATTATTGATAAACGAAATAGACAAACCAAGTAAAGCTTGTAAAATATAGTATGGCTAACAACATTGAAATAATAATCAAGTCCATAGACCAATCTACTGCTGTATTAAGAAATGTAGAAAAAAATACCAAAAAATTAGCAACAGAAACCAAAAAGGCAACAATTGCAAATAGAGGATTATCAAATAGTTTTCTGACACTAAAAACTGCTGTAGTTGCTTATGGTACTTATTTAGCTGGTAGTTTTGTAAAAGATTTAGTTAATGTTGGTCAACAGATTGAAGGACTAGAAGTTAGGTTAAATGCTTTATTTGGCTCTACTGAAGAAGGTGCAAGGGCATTTCAAGTAATGACCGATTTTGCTGGTCGTGTGCCATTTTCTTTGGAACAGATACAACAGGCTTCTGGTAACTTAGCAGTTGTTTCTGAAGATGCAAATGAATTGGCAAAAATTTTGGAAGTAACAGGTAATGTAGCATCTACTACTGGACTTGATTTTAGAACTACAGCAGAACAAATACAAAGAGCATTTGCTGGTGGTATTGCTAGTGCTGACATTTTTAGAGAAAAAGGTGTTAGGGCATTACTAGGTTTTGAAGCTGGTGCAACGGTTTCCATAGAAGAAACAAGAAGAAGATTCTTTGAAATGTTTGGTGAAGGTGGCGAGTTTGGTGATATGACAGACAAACTGGCACAAACATTTGAAGGTACAATGTCAATGATTGGCGACCATGTTTTTAATTTTAAAAGAATTATTAACGAAGAATTTTTTAGCTCAATAAAACAACAAACAAATAACTTGCTGTTTTTTTTACAATCCAACCAAGATAAAGTTAGAGATTTTGGTGAGGCAATAGGTAAGGTTTTAGCCACTGCTGTAAACACTTTTGCTATGGTTGTAAGATTTGCATCAGATAATGCCACTTTATTATTAACGACATTTAAACTTTTTATAGGATTAAAGCTAGGTAAAATATTTTTAAATCTGGCAACAGCAATAAGAGTAGCTGGTGTGGCAATGTTAGCATTTAATAAAATTACGAAGGCAAATATCTTTTTTGCAATTATTGGCCTTATAATTGCCTTTATAGACAAGATTATTGAAGCAGTACAATTTATAGCAAGACTAGCTAATTCTTTACTAGGTTTGGATATTCAGCTTGAAACAACTGAAGAACATTTAAAAGGTATGGCAGAGGGTGCTAAGAAAGCATCAAAAGGCACAAAAGAATTAGCAGAAGGTGGTAATGCCATTGCTGAGGCATTTGGTACAGGGTTTAATGAAACAATACAAACAAGTCTTGGCTCAGTCGAAAATATTGTGCAACAAACTGGGAGTGCATTTGCAGACCATCTTGTTAATGCTGTGGATTCTGCTGGTGTAGCATTTGCCGATATGGTTATGGCAATGGATTTTAGCAGTAGTGCTTTTAAAAATATTTTCAAAGATATGGCCAAAGAAGTTATAAGGCAAGTAGGAATCATGATAGCTAGATTGATAGCTTTAAAAGCAATGAGTGTTGCACTAGGAATTCCAACGACAGGTGGCACAAGCGGGTTTTTAGCCAATGTACCTATTATAAAAGATATTCCTATTATAGGTGGATTGTTTGCTAAGGGTGGTGTTGTCAAGGGTGGATTGCAAGGTTTGCCATCCTATGCAAATGGTGGAATTACAACACAACCACAGTTGGCTTTAATAGGCGATAACCCTAATAACAAAGAAGCAATAGTTCCCTTACCAGATGGAAAAAGCATACCAGTTAGTTTAAAAGGTCAAGGCGAAAGTGTGCAAAATATAGGTGTAATAAATATATTGCCAAATGCAAATATCGACAAGGCATTAACTGATAAACCTATGTCATTCTGGGTAGATTTAACACAGCAAAAAATATTACCAGCATTAAATAATTTAGGTAAAAGTGGCAGTACCACTACATTAAACTTTAGAGGTGCAAGATAATGGCAATGTTAATTGGAATCCCAAACTCTAGTTATATAACTTTAGATGATATTGCTGGGTATGGATATGAGTTTGAAAAAGAATTTGATAAAAAAGATATAAGAACAAAAGGTGGTGCTTTATTTACTTATGTAACACCTGCTTCTAAATACCATAGATTTACTTTACCTTTAACATATGTAAGCTCATCCGATGTAAGTTTAATAAATAGTTATTTTGAAACTGGCACAGATTTAAGATTTATTGAGGATGATACTTTTGCTAACAGTTTTTTTGAAGTCAGAATCACAGGGATGACAGCACCATTTACAAAATTTATGCAACCGTATTTTAGACAACTTTATGCAGGTACAATAACACTAGAAACAATATGAACGACAATAAAATTATGGCAATGGTATGTATTTTTGGTGGTATATTACTTATGCTTATTGGAATAGATTATATATTGAGGTAAAATTTAGATATGGCTCATGTTTACGATTCAGCAAGACAATATTTCGCAAGTGGTAGTATAAACTTAGCTACAGCTACGATAGGAGTTACCTTAGTTAATACCACTTTATATACTTTTAATGCCGCACATGATATGTTAAACGACATTCCTGTAGCTGCGAGAATAGCAACTAGCTCATTATCAAATGTCGCAGTATCTAGTGGAAGATTAGATGCAGACAATTTAGATATTGCAACTGTAGCAGTAAATAGTGTAATTAATGCAGTTGTTTTATTTATATCCACAGCTAATTCATCAACAAGCCCATTACTATTTATTCAATCAGAAGGAGTAGGGTTTCCAGCAACACCAGATGGTGGAACTGTAACTGTTAACTTTGAAGCAACAGACCCGTTTATAATGAAAATCTGATGGCATTACAAGGATTGATTGAACAAGGCATAATCTTACAAGTAGTAAGAGGAGAATTAACAACAAAATTTGCTTCATCCAATACTGCAACTTATGTAGATATTGGATTAAGTGCAGCAATCACACCAAAAAGTGCAACATCTGAAATATTAATCCATGTAACAATTTGGAGTGGTGGACAAAATGATGGCTATCCTTTTTTTAGATTATTAAGAGATTCAACAGAAATAGGAAGTGGCACAGGTAATAGTGGTAGTAATAATGTTAATGCCTTTGCAGGTGGATTTTTTACAGCATTAGGTTCAATGGTATATAGACAACATTGTTTAAATAGACATTACATAGACAACCCAGCAACCTTAAATACAATAACATACAAGATACAGGGCAAAAATGCTTATACTGCTGGTGGTGCAGGTATTGTTTATATTAACAGAGCAGAAAATGATGGAGATAATTTATTTGCAGGGTGTTGTCAAAGCGAAATAGTTTTAATGGAGTTACAAAGATAATGGCAGTAGCAGGTGCATTAGGAATAATAACAGCAGATAAAATAGAAAATGGAGCTGTAACAAATGATAAATTAGCAGGTAGTATTGCAAATTCTAAGTTACAACATGATAGTGTAACAGTCAATGGAACATCAATTGATTTAGGTGCATCAGAAACAATT